GGAGGAGAAATGCGCGCGCGATTTGTGCAGACGAGCAATGTGAGGCGGTTCCTGGGTGGTGTCGATGCGGTTGAGCATCGCGGCGCGCCGGAAGCCTGCCTGATGCTGGTGACCGGCGATGCCGGGCACGGCAAGAGCAAGACAGGCCAGTGGTATGGCGCCAGCGAAAACGCGGTTTTCCTGCGCACGAAAGCCGCGACGACCCCGCACTGGATGATGCGTGACCTGGTGGCGGAGCTGGGCGGCACCCAGCCCGGCAACACGACCGAGCGGCTGTTCGGCCAGGCACTGACGATCCTGGCGAAGGAACCGCGCCCCATCGTCGTGGACGAGATCGAGCATACGCTGCGCGACATCACGGTGCTGGAGACGCTGCGCGACCTGACCGACATGGCCGAGACGCCGCTGATCCTGCTGGGGCGGGAGTATGTCGCCGGCAAGCTGAAGCTGCAGCCGCAGCTATGGTCGCGGATCAGCAGCGTGATCGAGTTCCAGGCCGTCACGCTCGATGACGTGCGGCTCTGCGCCAACGAGTTGATCGACATCGACCTGGCCGAGGATGCCGTCGCAGCCATCCATAAGGCCGCTGACGGCCGCATCCGCGAGGTCATCAAGGCTCTGGCGGTGGTCGAGCGCGCCGGCCTGCGCCTTGGCCGGCCGATGACGGCCGCCGATCTGGCGACCCTGCCGATCTGCCATGACGCCCCGGTATTCCGCCGGAGGGCCACATAATGGCGCGGACGGCGGAACTGGTTCTGCGAGAGATCGTCGAGACCGGCGATTGCGTGACGCCATCGCAGATCGTGGCGCGCACCGGCCTCACGGCCCGGCAAGTCAAGCACTCGCTCGACGTGCTGACCCGCAACGGCCTGGCCACCACGCCACGCCGTGCCTGCTATCGCGCGACGGATGCCGCCCGGCAGGGCGAGACGGAAGTCCGCAGCGGCCCACGCGCCGGCGTCCCGCAAGGACGGCGCCTCACGCCTTCCGACAGCCTGCGCGGGCGCACCTGGTGGGTGTTGCGCAAGCTGCGGAAGGGCACGCTGGCCGACATTGTCGAGCTGGCTGCCAAGGCCGAGAAGCGGCCGGAGACTGCGGTGCAGGCGTACCTGTCGATCCTGCAGCGGGGCGGCTATGTCCGCGCGCTGCGCCTGCCTGCACCTGCCCGCTATCTGCTGATCCGCGATACCGGGCCGCAGGCGCCGAGCTGGAGCGCGCGCTACGGCACGATCTACGACCCGAACACCGGCGAGGAGATCGCGCTGCAGAATGGCGGTGACGCATGAGCACGCCCGCCATCGACCGCGCCCGCGCTGCCTGGGGCGAAAGCATCCCGGCCTGGATCGAGACGCTGGCCCGCGAGGCCGACCGCACCAGCCAGTCCAAGGTCGCTCAGGCGCTGGGCTACAGCGCCAGCGCTGTCAGCCAGGTGCTGGCCGCCAAGTATCAGGGCGATCTGCGCGCGGTCGAGCAGGCCGTGCTGGGTGCCTTCGCCGGCCTCGTCGTCGAGTGCCCGGTCCTCGGCGAGATCAGTCGCGCCCGCTGCATCACCGAACAACGCCAGCCGCTTCGTGCGACGCAGCCCGGCCGTCCCGCCCTCTGGCGGGCCTGCCGGGGCATCGGTCGGCCGCGTTGTCCCCACAGCCGCATCGAGGAGGAGAACGATGCAAACTAATCAGAGTACCTATCCCACAGGCCGGCTGATCGCCCTGGCCTGGGGCATCGAGCAGCTGCTGCATGACGGCACCGCGCCGATCCGGGAGCAGGAAGAACAGATCGCGGCGATCCTGCAGGATGTGGCGGGCCAGATCGACACTGTGTCGGCCAGTGCCGCCGGAGATCTGCGCCGCATCGCCGGCGGCCTCGAGGGACGCGTCCGGCGCGGCGACTGGCAGCAGCTGACCAGCGGCGGGGTTTCTCTGCTGGCACAGACTGTGTGGGGCGCCGCCGCCGACCTGGCGCTGAGGGGTCTGCCCGGCCGCCCGGCCGAGGATGGCGCTGGTGAGCTGATCTTCATCGACTTCCCTGGCCGATCTGCGGTCATCCACTATCCGACCTGGCCCATTGCCACGGACGGCGGAGACGCGGCATGACCGCGCCCGCAAACGTCCCTGGGCCTGCCCAGATGGAAGCCAGCCCGCTTGGCATGCGCGTGCAGCTCAGCGGCAAGAGCTGGGGCCGTGTGGTCAGCTACCGCCTTCTGGAGAACGGCCGGCTGCTGACCTATTGCCAGCCGGAAGAGGCCAGCGAGGGGCAGGCATCGGTCCCCGTCCTGATCAAGGTCCGGCCCGATGGTGTGGCGCAGGCCTCCCCGCCCGTGGACGTGGCCGAGGCCGTACTAACCGCGCATCGCGTAGCCGGCGGCCTCGACACCCGCCAGCCGATTGGCGCGCAGATGCAGCAGCTCGCCATCGCGGTCATCGCCATGAGCGACCAGCTGGGCGCATCGCGCCCCGACACGCGCACTGATGCCCGCCAGGACGGTGGTGCGTGATGTTTCTGCCGCCAGAGCGCATCCGCATCTTCGACGTGCAGCGCCTGGTGGCGAGCCAGGCCGGTATCCGCATCGCCGAGTTGCTGGCCGATGACCGCAGCCAGCCGCTCGCTCAGTTGCGGCAGGAGGCCTACTGGCTGGCGCGCAAGCTGACCGGCCGAAGCTACCCCTATCTCGGCGCTGCCTTCGGCGGGCGCGACCACACCACCGTCCGGCATGGCGTGATCCAGATCGACCATCGCCGCCGGACAGACCCGGAAATCCGCGACCGGCTGTACCGCCTCGAAATCCAGCTCAGGGAGACCGTCCATGCGTCTGCTGACCACCTTGCTTGACCGGCTGCTGTTCCGCCGCCGGCTGGCCCCGCTGCCCCATGCCGAACGCCTGGCATTGACAGGCGCCGTGTCTGACGGCTGCGGCCCCATCGACCGTCCCGCAAACCGCTTTTGAAGGAGCATTTATATATGCAGTTGAGCGACATCGAAACCCGCGCCGCGCGCCTCGCCAAGACCAGGGCCAAGCTGGCCGAGGTGGTGGGCGACCTGGACGCAGACATCGCCAAGGCCCGCCGCCGCAGGATGCCCATCATCAAGAAGCTGGTGGCGGAGGCCGAGGCCGAACGCTCGGCTATCCAGCTGCTGATCGAGGACAACAAGCATCTGTTCGTCCGGCCGCGCACCGTCGTTATGCACGGCATCAAGATCGGCCTCGCCAAGGGCAAGGGCAAGATCGAGATCCCGGACGCCGCCCAGGTGATCAAGCTGATCCGCAAGCAGCTGCCGGAACAGGCGGACCTGCTGATCAAGACCACCGAGGAGCCGGTGAAGGGTGCCATTGCCGGCCTGACCGTCGCCGAGCTGAAGAAGATCGGCGTCACGGTGATCGAGGCCGGCGACCAGGTTGTGATCAAGCCGACCGATGGCGAGGTCGAGAAGCTGGTCGATGCCTTGCTGAAGAGCGCGGCGGACGCCGGTGAGACGGCCACGGCCGGGGAGGCTGCAGCATGACCCGCGCAGAAATCCTTACCGAAGTCGCAGCCCTGCTCTCGATGCATCTGGACGTGCCCATCGCCGATATTGACGAAGATCGTGAGCTGGGCGCGAGCGGCCTCGGCATGGACTCGCTCGACATCGTTGAGGTCCAGGTCGAGCTGGAAGAGAAGTTCGGATACGTGCTGCCGGACGATGATTTCGATAAGGCGCGCACTGTAGGCGAGCTTGTCGATCTCGTCGCGCAGCGCCGGGCAGGTGCGGCATGAGCGCCCTTCGTATCGCCCACGCCATCGGTCGGTTCGCCTATCGCGCTGCTGGTAGCGTCTTCGGCGTGCTGATCTTCATCCCCGGCATGATCCTCGCAATGGTCGCCACTCATTTCGTGATCGGCGCTCTTGAGCATCTGGTGGGATGGACTGCGCGAGTTGCCGACGGTGATGAAATCGCATCTTCGCTTCTGATCTGCACGCTGTTGCTCGTCGTCAGTCTGGCCTTGATGACGAAGGCGATCTGCGAAGCCATCCGCTCGCTGCGCACCCTGAACGTAGCCGGCGATGTCAATGCGACCGTCCGGCATATCGACGGGGGGACGGCATGATCGAGCTTCGCTACGACAAGGAATACGCCGTCGAGAAGTTCGACGAGGTCGAGGCGACCATCGACGGCAAGACATATGACGGCGTGGTCCGCCACCTGCATCCGAAGCTCGACATGCTGACGGTGGGCTATGTCGACCCTTACGACACCTACCGCACCACCTCCGCTCCTAAGCACAAAGTCGCAAGAGTGCCTGTGTCGGCCTGTGATCTGATCAGGAGGGCCGGCTGATGATCCAGCTGGTCCGAATCCCCCTCACGCGGAATGCGCCGGTCACGCTCACCAGCTTCGATCCTGCAGCCGCGCCAGTGCAGTTCTCATACGAGGGTTATTGCTACCACCACCTCACCGTCGAGCTGGGCCGGGATAGCCGCCACCGTTACCTCCTGGCGGCATCGTCCGAGGGTTTCGACCGGCTGTACTTCCGCGCCGTCCAAGAAGTTGTGGCGGATGCCAGCCGTCGGCTGCAGGCCGAAGAGCCGATGCGCACTGTCCGCACGCTCGCCGAGCTGCAGCAGCTGCAGGCTGGTGCGAAATGACCGCCGCCGGCAAGCCCTGCCCGGTGCCCGGCTGCGAGGGCATCCAGAAGCCCGGCAAGCTGATGTGCCTGGCGCACTGGCGCCGCGTGCCGAAGCCGCTGAAGGACGCTGTCTGGGAGACGTGGCGCGCCTATGAGGCCGCCGCCAAAGACCGCCGGTCCTATAGCGACCCTGATCGTTCCAACGAGTTCTTCGCCCGACGCCGCGCCTATCTCTACGCGGCCGACCAGGCCGTGAAGGCTGTTTCACCCCCGAGTAAAGGAGACTGAAATGCCGTTTGAAGCCATCGATCCGCGCCCAGCAGCGTCCGCCAAGGTGCCGGCCGACGCCATCCTGATCAGCACCCGCCAGTCCGGCCTGGGCGCCCGCAAGAAGTATGCGCAGATGCATTTCGGCGAAGCCATCGCCGGCAAGCTGGGCATCAAGGATGGCGTCAAGCTGGCGCTGGCCTGGGGCACTGGCGCCGATGAAGGCCGGCTGAAGCTGGAAGTCATTGAGGGCGCCGGCCATGCCGTGAAGCGCTACCGGGGCAAGGGAACGCTCTACACCACCATCGGCACCATGCCGGGCTGGTACAGCGGCGAGACGGTGAAGCGCGGGCGGTGCCATGCGCAGATCCTCGAAGCGACGCGGGGGGGGGCACCCTATGCCGTGCTGCGCATGCCGCGCGCCTTCGTGGACCGCGTCGTGGATCTCGACGAACAGGGCGCCTGACCATGCGCGCGGATGAGAAGTATCCCTTCCGCAGCCATCGCACCATGGCCGAAGTGATGGCTTATGAGGCGCGGATGGACGCCTTCAAGGCGGCCCGCGAGGAGGTCCGCCGCAAGCATCGCGAGCGTCACATGATGCCGGCGATAGATGCCGGCGAGGCGGTGGCCAATGGCTAAGTGTGAGTGCTTCACCTGCGGCGTCGCCGCCCTGATTACCAAGGAAATGAAGGCTTACCGCGACAATCCGAAAACGCGGGACGAGCCGCCCGGCGCCGCCACCGCTCACGTCATGGGCATGATGTGGGGCCTGCTGGACGTGATGCTGAAGAACACCTTCACGCCTGACCAGCAGATCGAGTTCGCGGAGGCCTATTCCGAAGAGTTCGTGAAGATCGTGAAGGCGAGGCTGGCCGCCAGCGTGCCGGCGCCGACCGAGACGCGGCACTGAGGGCAAGGCCATGATGCTCGCGCCTCGCCCTACCGACTATGACGCCGCCCAGCACCGGGCCAACTGCCGCGCGCATGCGAAAGACCGCGCCTGGCGGCGCTATGGGCTGGTGCTGGGCGAGCGCGAGCTGCGGGATATGGAGGCGCTGATCTGGCAGGGCAAAGCGAAGTGGATCGCCGACGGCCGCAAGACACTTTGCCAGATCTACGCCATTCGCCATCGCAAGCGCCGGCTGCTGGTGGTCTTCAACATCAAGATGGAAATCATCGTCACCTTCCTCCCGCCGAAGAAGGAGCCGTGGATACGATGACCCCGGCCGAGCGCAAGATCGTCGAGGAGCTGATCCGCGTCACCTACCTGGTGGCGCGCCAGCAGCGCAAGCCGCGCCATCGGGACATGCTTATCCGCGCGGCCGCCGTCGCTCAAGCGGTGCTGGATGGGGCCGTGCTGGACGGCGTGATGCCTGCCGCCGAGGCCTCCTACGAGGCACCGAAAATTAAACGCCCTGCCGCCGATCCGCTGGAGCAGCTGCGCGCCGCCCTTGCCGCCTGCGATGCCGCTGGCCTGCCGGGTGGCGTTGTCGCCGCCGAGGCCTATCGCGGTTTCCGACTCGACACATTGACCGAACAGGAACCCGTTCGATGACCCCCAATCCCTACATTGCCGGCTTCGTCGATGGCTTTGCCGTTGGATTTGTGCGCGCCCGGCTTGAGCTGGCGCGGCGCGGTGTCGACTGCGCGGCTTGTGGCCATGCAATCCATCCTTCCAGCATGGACCGGCTGCTGTGCGCGCGCTGCAGGGATTTGACTGATGGTGCGGCCAGACGCGAGAGCGAAGCCGCACGTCAGCGCGCCCTGGCTGACGGAAGCATGCCTATGCCCGGTGTCCTGGACGGCTATGGGCTCTCGCGCCTGCAGGAGGTCTATTCGGCCAAGCGGAGGCTGCCGCGATGACCGCCGCCAAGAACGCCCGCGCTTCGACCGGCCAGAAGCTTTTCCCGGCAATCCATGCCTGTCGCAAGCAGGTCGCCGGCCTCGCCGAGGAAGAGGTCTGGCGCGACTATCTGCGCCAGCTCACCGGCCGGGACAGCCTGCGCAAGATGACGGGCGCGCAGCTCGGCCGCGTGCTGGACGATCTGCACAGCAAGGGTGCCCGCAAGGCTCCACCGAAGCGGGCCTTCAAGGGTCGTGCGCGGAAGCTGGCGGATGGCGACCAGGCGCAGAAAATCCGCGCGCTCTGGCTGGCGCTCTGGAACCTGGGCTGTGTCGCCGATTCGTCGGAAGAGGCACTGGCCGCCTTCGTGAAGCGCCAGGCCCAGGTCGATGCCCTGGAATGGCTGCCGGCTGACAAAGCGCATTCGGTGATCGAGGCGCTGAAAGGCTGGCTGGCGCGCCCTGCTGCTAAGGGCGGCGGCGGTGTGTCCTGGTCCGGCCAGTGGCCGTTCGGCGACCGGCAGGCCGTGGTCGAGGCGCAATGGCGCCGGCTGCTGGATCTCGACGCCATCGCACAGCCGCATATCGGCTGGTGGGACATGGCCTATCGCATGCGCGCCGCGCCGGCCGCGCCGCAGTTCTACACCACCAGGGACTGGGATTCGGTGATTGCCGTTTATGGCAAGTTCATCCGCAAGGCGCTGGCCAAGGCGCAGATCGGCCGGAAGGACGCCGATGGCTGACGACGCGTCCACCATAGACAGGGCCACCATTACCAGCCTGCCGCCGGTCCTGGCGGAGATCGCGCGCAACCTTGGCGTCGGCGTGGCGCTGGGCTTCGCACGGGAGCTGGGCGGCACCAGGCTGTCGATTCCGAAGTCGCCGACACCGGCCTTCGTGCGAAAGGTTGGCGGCGAGCCTCTGGCCCTGTATCTATGCGGCAAGTATCCTGACGACGAGCTGGACGTGCCCATCGGCCCTTACAGCTCGTTGCGCCAGCAGCGGCGGGCCTTCCGGGAGCGTGTCGCCAGCGCCCCGGCCAGCGCCTCGGAGATCGCCCGTGCGGAGGGCATCACCATCCGCACGGTGCGCCGGTATCGTGCATCCGACCGCGATGAACCGCGCCCGCTGCCACTTTTCCCAGACCTCCCATCCGGCAACCGGTGCCAGTCTGTCACCCG